TTCGCGACAGATTTCGCCGAGGAAATTAGATCGAACGCCAATCGCTTTCCACTCGAAAACGGATCAACCTCAGCAATAGGTCGAGCTTTACATACTGGCGGTTTAAGCAAGTTTAGCGAAAATCAAAATCGCCCGTCTTTTGAGGAAATGAAGCGAGTCGAACGCCCTATCGCGACGCCAGCAGCAGCTAGTGAAGCGCTACCTAATGGCTCTTATGATCCATGGGACATGACTAAAGCGGTTGCCGAAATAGGTGGAATCCTTACCGGGCGATCATGCGCCCATGGCGTAATGATTCGTAAAGAGGGAGTCGGAAAAACTGGCAAGCCGTACAAGGGCTGGGTTTGCCCGGACAATGTTCGGACGTGTGCAACATGGGAGTAAACAAAATTACGCTTACGCGGGACGAGGAAGTTCAAGCGGCAGCCGCCGCGTTTACCTGTGAGTTTCGAGGTGAGGAAAACTTTTATTTTCATGACCAAGCTATGCGCGGCAACATACACGATTCAATCAAGCGCACAGCTGAGGCGTTTAAAGATTTGTAGTTAGTGCTTGACGTGTAATTATCTATCCGAATAGTCGCGACGTTGTTTGTAGTTGTACGCAACCACGCGGTAGTTCCTAAATTTAGATAGGTGACTCGGTTTACCGAGCTTACGAAGCTTGCGCCGACGCTATCAGTTGAAACATACGAGCAGCCGATCGTATTGCCATTTGGCGCGACTCGCATGACTCCATTAGCTGTTGCATTTGTGACGCCATAAATAACCATAAATAAAGATTTATAGCCTTGATTTATGCTTGTAATACTTGTAGTCGGCCCTGTTAACGATGTCGTGCTAAGTAATGTCAATCCACCTGTTGCGGGTGTAGCCCACTCTGGAGCTGTTGCGCCTGAGTTAACTCGCAACACCTGACCAGCTGTACCAATTCCTAAACGTGTAACCGCAGCTGATCCAGTCGCGTAAATAACGTCGCCCGCTGTTGTAACCGTTGATTTAGGTATGGCGGCAGCTGCTAGATCGTAAGACGTTTTAACCGCGTTAGCTGTTGCGGCTAAAGTTGTCGAAGTGCTTGAAGTTGAGTCGCTTAGTTGAACAGCTCCCAAATTCGAAGTCGTACCGCTCAAAATTCCTACTGATACGCTGCCAGATGTTCCGCCGCCGGTTAAAGGTGAGCTAACGGTTACAGCTGTAATATCGCCGACGTCGTTAGTGATCCATGTGAAATCCATGTCGGCATTTGTAGCCTTAGATAAGATTTGACCGGTAGTGCCGCCCTTGAGATCAGCCATAGACGTATCGACCGCCTGACCAAATACTTCAAAATCAGCTGGTAAATCTGTGACTAAGTCTGTCGGCGTTGGCATTTGCCAGCCGAAGTTACTTGTTGGATTTGTCATATTTTCTCCTTATGCCACGACTAACGCGGTTTCCCACGTTAGCGACCCGGTTATAGTATTCCACGATTCCGCGATAGATACGTCAAGCCACTTCATAGCTTGTAATGAATAACTTATCGGCGAAAGATTCAAAGTAACGGCGATTTCATTATAGGCAGCCTTGAACGTCCAGCCCTCGACGAATCCTAAAAATGTTCCGGAAGCCATGTTTGCCGGTAAGTCGCTAATTCTCAGCGGTAAGCCCATGAATACCTTAATAAGCGAATCGCGATCCGCGTCGTCTAGCTCGGGGTTTGTAAGCTGGTAAGTAATCGACGTTAAGTTCGCTTGAGGCGTAGCTCTTAGCGTTAAATAAAAATCGGCTTGATCTTGCGCGTCTGTTGTTTTATCGATCGTCGTAGTTATGACCTGAGCTAGACGACCGTAAATCTCGACTGAGTTAATGTCCTCGGCGCTTACTTCACTAGAGCCGTTAGCCTTGTATTTTATGGTTATGTCATTTCGAACGTCGCCAGCTCGAGTCTGAATTTTAAGTCCGTTAAATAGTGCGTGATTAGCGGTTACGTCTGTGTAGCCGTTAGTTGCCAAATAGGTTGACCGGTGAGTCGAATCGGCATAACTGATTAGTCCCGTCGCCGATTCATATATGTAACCTAGTCCGGACGTCGCGAGCGCTGAAACTAACGAATAAATATCGGTTCGATCGGCTGATCTGGCGGATAGTTCATAATTGCCTGGTCGATCGATTTCGCCTAATCCTACGTTTTGAGCTGTTGCCCATGTTTCTGTCGGATCGTAATTTGTCCATTGAAGCGCCGCCGGAACTTCGCCCCAGTTATTTAATAGCAAATCTTTCAAAACTTCATAGATTTGATCGCCGTCAAAATCCTTAGCCAGAATTCCGTCGGTTAATGCTTTAGGTAAACGGGCTAAAGCTCCTAGAGCTGTAATGTTCAAAGTTTGGTTTATTGCGACGTTACCAGCTGTTGAAACTTCAATTCCAAAATCGACGACTGTTCCGCCAAAAATTGGGACGAACGTATTTGTCGAATCTTTTAACTCGATCGAAACTGAGTCGTTTATGTTTATGTTAACGATTGCTTGATTAAGGTTTATCAGCTGTAAATTACAATAGCCCGCCTGAGCCTGTTGATAGATATTTGTTCGACCGCTAGTGATAGTCAGATTAGCGAGAACGTATGTCGTATATTCGACGCCCTGAATCTTGACGCGCCAGATTGGGTTAAATACGGTCATGCGAACTGGAACCCTTGAGCGCCATTAGTGCCGCGATAGAAACTGTCGTTTAGCGTGTTAACGATTGTTCGAGCTGTACCCTCAGAATCGATCGCGCCTGAAACGTTGACGTTAATAGTCGTAGTCGGTGTAATGCCCGCTTCCATTTGACGAATTCTGAACGCAGCTTCTCCGATGTTTCCAGTAGTGCCGCCTAAGCCAGTTAATAGGTTATTCGACGCGTCCGTAGGAATTGCTACCTTTACGGCTGTTTTAACGGCTTCCTTGGTAATGGCTGCGGTTTCTTTGGCTACTTGAGCCGATACGCTGCCAGCCTCTTTCTCGATTGAAGCCTTAATAGCTGCCGCTGTCGTCGGCGTAACGCTGGCATTTTTTGCCCCAGCGGTTAAGTTAATTTCTGGAATTAGAGATAAATCTTTCGATCCGGGCTTAATGTTGTTAACGATGTTATAGCCGCGAATCAATAAGTTAACCGCGTCGATTGCTAGGTTAATAGCTGCAACCACGCCAGAGATCGCCAAACTAACGGCGTCAATAACGAACGAAACTCCCTTGAAAGCTGCACCTAAAGTCGTTCCGATGATAGGTGCTAATAACTTTGCAGCTCCGCCGATTACGCCAATTACAGCGCCGAAAAATGAAAATACGGCGTTATTTTCCTCGACGAAATCCTTTAGATTTTTAAATACTGTTGTTATGCCTGTTATGACTGGAGTTAATGTCAGCTTAAAGATTGGAACTAGGAAGTCACCGATAAAACCCCAGAGCGCTTTGATTGCTGGAAGTAAAGTGACGCTGAGCAAACTGGCGTAACTTGTAAATAGCGGGACGACGTTTTTTGTAAAGTAATCCCAAAGATCGGTAAATACCGGAATTACTGAATCTTTAACGAAGTCTGAAATATCTTTAAAAATTGGTTGAAGCGTTTTTCCTATATTCTCGCCTAAAGTTGTTAACGTTGGAATAAGTTTGGTAACGGCTAAAGTAACTAGCGGCGTAAGTGCGTCGAGAATAAACGATCCGGCGGTTTCCTTTGCTTCGTCAAATACCAATTTTAAACGATCCATTTTGCCCGCGAACGTTTCGGCTTTTTCCGTAGCCTGTCCCCCGAAAGTTTCAGCGAGCTTTGCGGTAATTTCCTCAAGGCTCATAGATTTGAGATCGGCGGCTTCGATTCCGATTCCGAGCTTTCCTAGCGCTCCGGTATTGCCCTCGACGGCTTTACCTAACGCGTTAGATACGGCTTCTAAGCTTTTACCTGTACCCGCGCTAATATCAAAGGCTAAACTAGCTAGTTTCTGAGCTTCTGAGATGTCGCCAGTTGCCCGAGTTAATCTTTCTAAAGCTGGACGTAATTCGTCGTCTGTAATTCCTAACGAAATTCCTTGCTGAGTAATCCAGCTTTCAGTCGCGGCTATCTGTGCGTCTGTCGCGCCCGTTACGTTGGTTAAAGTAGTTGCGAGTTTCGCCTGAGCTGCTTCGTCCTCGATTGCGGACTTAACGCCGTCCACCAATAGAACGCCAGCATAAGCAAGCGCCGCAGCGCCAGCCGCAGCGAACGCTGCTCCCGCTTTAATGCCGAAGCTGCCTAATTTAGTTCCGAACGAATCCGTATCGTCGCCAGCCTGACTCAGTCCCTTTTTAAGGTTATCGACGTCCGCTAGGATCGAGAGTTTAAGCGTTCTTGATCCGTCAGCCATTAGTCAAACCTCTTAACTATTTGAGTGAAAGCCTTTTCCCACTCGGTAATTAGATAACTTTGCTCAGCTCTTAAAGTTGGATAAATAAAATAGCCCGTCGATCCTCGCCCGGTTGATCCCGACCAGATCGGGAACTGTTTAAATTTATTTGATCCAAATTCTGAGCCGCCCCAAAGTTGTTGAGTGGTAGCGCCCCCGCTAAATTTCTGAGCTGCATAACCGAAACCAATTTCGCCAATTTTGGACGACTTACTAACTCGAGAACCCTCAGCAATTCGACTAGCTACCGGAGCGGAATTTAATTGACCAGCTGCCGAGATAACTTTGCCCTGTAAATAACTGGCAAGCGCTCCCGATTGAGTTTTAGCTTGTTCGATAGCTTCCGCGTCCATGGCTTTAAACGCCCCAGTAATGGCGCGAAGTTCGGCTTTGTCGTATTGCACGACTTCCTTACTTTCCGCCATTTCGTTTCTCCAATATCTCGAGCGCTGTCAATATATCCGCCGCGTCAACCCACTCACTCATCGGAATTCCTGTCGCGATCGACAGCTCAACGATTAAGTAGCTTAGGCTTCCTCGGCTGTAACTTTTGGGGCTTCGGATTCTCCGACCGTAATATCGACCACCGTATCGCACCAAATTTCGTAAGGCTTTACGGGCTTACCCGCTGCCTCACGTTTTAAAGCGTTCCACGCTAGAAACATTAGATCGGAAATTCCGATTTTCTCCTGAGCCTGTTGAATTGTGTATCCGGTCTTTTGTTCCCACTTAGCAAACTCAGGTGGCTGAGCTGTTGTCGTAGTAACTTTACCGTCGTTCGTTTCGATCTGTATTTGTAGTTTCATGCTCCCGATTTCTTTTCTTTAGAGTGTTGGAGTTGTCACGCATGTAAAGCTGAGTGAAACTGTTTGCGCGTCTGGAGCTGTTCCGCCGGCGCTTGGGAAAATTGGCTGTACGTCAAAGTTAAATACTGATCCGCTCGCAGCTGTAAAGACGACCGCTAGTGGTGTATTTGGAGCGCTGTCAGCCGCGTTCCATAGTGAATTGCAAAGTGACCCGCCAGCTGTCCAGTCCGCGAGCATTTCGACCGCGAAAGTTCCTTGAGAGTCAGTAGTGTAATAAGCCTTACCGTCTAGCGTTTGGTAAGTGTTGATCGTTGACTCGATTGTTAGAGTCGCGCTTGTTGCTTGAGCGTCGTATGTATCACCGTCGATTGTGAAAGTGATATCGCGCCCCGTGACGATTGTTGTTGGCATTTGTTCTCCTAGTTTTCTTGTTTGTAGTAAGTGCTAACGTCAATATCCGAAATAAGTAAATTACTCGAACCTAACGTTACGATCGACGGACGCGATACGTCGCCGACGATGTATCCCGACGGAATAGCCGCGAGAATCTGTATGACTAGCTTCTCGAGATTATCGAGAGCGCCCGCGTTGTTGTTATACGCGACGGCGGCTGAGATTGTAAAGTTAACTTTTAATTGAATCGAGCTGCTAATTAGTGTCGTTTCTAAATACGGAGTACCCGGCACGATGATCGCAGCGGGCGGGATTACCGCCTCGGGTACTGACTCATAGACCGACGCGGTTACGCCAGCGAGAGCGGTCGCTAGTGGCGCGCGGACGTTAGCCTGAATTGATGTTGGCATTTATTGCCCCATAGTTTCGACGTCAATAAACGGAGCTAATAAACCGATTACGCGATTTTGTAATGATCGACCGAGCACGAACGGCGACGGTTGGAAATCGACCTGAGCCGAAGTATTGCCCGGAGCTGTAATCGATTGGAAAACTTCGACTGATACCACTAACAGCGCCGACTTTACAGGCGCTACGGCTGAATATAAGTCCTCAGCTGTTGAGCCATTAAGTACGGCTAAACCAGCTGGAATCTTAGGTGTAAAAATTTGATTCGGTGCAGCTGTTGCGGTTGTGAATATGTATGGCGCGATTTGGTGATCGTTAACCGTAACGGTTAGATCAAACGCAGCTCCGCAGCCTGAGATAATTACAGCTTGACCCGGTACGAAATAGTTAATTCGCTGAGTCGTGTAAAACGCCATGCCGTCTTTGACTTCGATCCCTGTAATTGCTGACTGATAGCCAGTAAGTAACGGCAGGATCGCACCCTCAGCGCTCGCGATCATAAGATCGAGATACGCGTCAGGGTAAAGAGAATCGCTAACGCCTAAAACGGCGCGAAGTTCGTCCGCGGTAATAATTGGCATTAGCGATCCTCTCTCTATTCTGCTCGGTCGCCTCGGGAGCGAAACGACCGATGATTATTTATTTATGGCAAGTTGTTGAATTGTGCACCATTTGGCACTTTGGCAGCCAATGCGCCGTAACCATAGTAAAGAATATCAATGGTTCCGTCGCTGTTAATGTTGCTGCGTAGCGTAAAACGTGGTGATTCATACCATGTGTAAGAATCTGGGTTGACTACGACCATTGAGGAATCGCCGTCAGCTGTTGTTGTACCAGCGTTACCAAATGAACGTGAAACGAATAGATTCAAGCCCGGTGAAACTACGCCGCGAAGTGAATCGCCGCGAACATTTCCAGCCGCGTTTGACGGTTGCGCTGCATTGTAAAGAGGTGCGCCATTGTCGTTGTAACCCATGATGTTTCCCCATTGTGTTGGTGAAACGATCAATGAGCGAGCAAAACCAAGTGAGTTGCCATAAACAGTTGCGGCTGCCTGAGATGTGTATCCAAGGAATCCGGTTGCTGAATTTGCTGACTGGCTTGTTACGGTAGTAACGGCGGCTTGCATTTGTGCTAGAGCATACTCGTCAGTTTCTTTTGCATAAGCAAACTCAAGATTCTGGAGCAAAGCTGTTAGGTATTCCGGACGGCTGCGGTCAATAAGCTCGACTGTTGAAATCGCGCGACCCTTAAATGGCTGTACGGAAACGGAAAGAAATGTTGCTGAAAGTGATGATTCTGTGATTGCCGCATTTTCATTAATTGGCAATACAGTCGGTACAGCTGTTACTTTAGGCAACTCGAACGTCATGCCTTCAGCGACCAAAGTTTCGCGGCTAATGCCGTCGATTGTGCCACGATCAGCATTTGCAAGTGCATTAATAACCTGAGTGCTTTGTGGTGTTGGAATCATGCCCGGAGCTGTTGATGTTGTGTTATCGGCAGCTTTGACGTACTGGCGAGAATCCTCATCGTGTAAAACGCTGGCGCGTAAGTAATGCTCAAGATATGAAACCTTGTTAACGATTGGTGAACGTGGCGCTGTGTACGCCATTGGGACATGCTTAGACGCTTCTACCGTTTCGGCAGCGGCGCTTTCTGGAACGGTAGTGTCTGACACTTGTTCTCCTTCTGTTGTTGGATTTGTTTTTTCTGTTTCCTCATCTAAGGATTCAGAATTTTCATCGGTTGATTCAAGTTCGTCGGTTTCTGTTTCGCTTGCGGCTACGGAACTAACGCGAGCACTATCGATTGCTGGCTCTGAAACTAAAGACACTTCGTCGAGTGAACCTTTAGCAACGACCAGGACTCCGTCAACGAAATCGTGTGCGTTTACTTTAACTCCTACACTAAAACCATCGCGCAAACCCGTCGCAGCTTCTACTAATGCGTCGTTGCCGGCTGTTGTTTCCGCGATCTTAAATGTCGCGTCGATTCCCTGTTCGGTTGCGGTCA